ATCTGGCACAAGGTGCAGAGATAGCCAGCAAGCGAAAGTCGGGCGAGTGCTAAATGCTCGCCCGCCCTTCCAACTGCGGCGCTGGCCTTCTGGTCCTGGACGCGCACTTAGCTAAGTGGACTAGGTCAACAGCCAGGTGTGGATTTTGCGCGTCTGGTTGATGCGATCCTCCAACCCGTGATAACCGCCATTCACCTTTCGCGTTATGCGCTTGATAACGTCATCGCCAACGCCGTCGTCCGCAATGGCGAATAGGCCGTTCTTCTGGAAGAACCATAGGGCCGTCTCAAACGCATACTCGTCCGCCAGTTTCGACGGGTACTCAAGCACCTCCGGCAAGTTCATGTCCGACGCAAAAGCCTTGACGTTTGACTTGCCGGTCAGCTGCAAGAAGCCTTTTCCAGAAAATGCAAAACCGTCACCACTTGCCTCGTCTCCATTACCCATGCGGCTTGAGTAAACCTTGTTTGCCAGACCCTGCGGGTTCTTGGCATAGGGCTCGGCGCTCTCAACTGTAGGGAAGCGCGACGGCCAGACAGCCTGGATGCGCTCAGGGGTTGAGTAGTACAGACCCTCAGTCGTGCGCTTAAACCCGCCACTCTCGTGATGAGACTGGCCAAGCAAATGCGCACCGCGATTGGGCGACAGGTCGTAATGCTTGGCGATTGCTCTGGCCGTATTCGGGCCAAACGCGCCATCGGCTGAAACCCCAATCTTGGATTGGAGCAGCTTCATTGCTTCACTCATTTTTTAGCCTTCTTCTTAGCTGGCTTCTTAGCCGTCTTGGCAGCCGCTTTAAATGCACCGGCCGTTGGCGCTCCTTTGCTGCCGGGCTTGCGCATTTTCTCGCCACTTCCGGCTTTAATGCGCGCACGCTTTTTTGCGATGTTTTTATAGAGAGACATCTCAGCACTCCTTACGCCATTTTGATTTTTACGCTCTTCTTGCAAGCGCCGGCGGCGGTGCAGAGTGACTTGGACTTACAACCTGGGCATGGCTTGAAGCCTGACTTGTTACCGTATTTCATGTTATGACCTCTTCGATTTAGTGCCGGAGCATTTCCAGCGTTTGCGTGATAGATTGAGCGGGCTGTTAGGATCTTTTGCCGCCTTGGGAAACTTCTTTTTCTGCGCTGCGGAGCGTGCGCAGTACGCGTCGCCCTTCTTGGTGCCGGGCTTGACCCGGGGGCCACCGCCCTTTGCCTTGCCAGCTTGACCGTAACTGACTTTACGTCCGCTGGATGTAACTTTAACTCGGGCTTTACCCTTCGATGGTGTCGCCATTACCTCTTCAACCCCTTTACTGTGCGTATGCCAAAGCTCGCCGCAATGCTTGCATACATTGCCCACTGGAACCACTGCGGCGCGGCGTCCAGATTAGCGAAGCCCTGAGCCATGTAAGGCTGTATGCCCGGTATGAAGCTACCCAGCACAATGGCGATGAAGGCCACTGTCCACGCCTCATCCTTCCACGAATTATTGCTGGCCTCAATCGCGGCTTGCTCCCAGCTGATCTCGCCAGTGGCGATTTTCATCTTGGTCTCAGCCTCAGCCTTCTTCACGGCAGTCTTGCCGTCAATGTAGCTTGCCGCAAGGCCGCCGAGTGATCCGATTATCTGACCGATCATTGCCTCACCTCATACTCTACTTTTGAGCTTGAACCAGTGCTGGTTACGCTCGTCTTGCTCTCCTTGCCCATCCAGATGCCAAAGCAGCCTGTAAGAGCGCCCATACAGACGCTGACAAGCCCTGATTGAGCAACGCTGGGATCATCTAGCCCCATGAACCAATGCACCGCCTGATACGTCAGCACAGTGACTGCCAGCATCATCAGGCGCGGCAGTATCTTCCAATCGTCTAAGACTGTGTGTGCCATTACCATTTCCCCTGTTGCTTACCGATCAAGTACAGAACCGCCGCCAACCCAGCGACACCCGCCAGCACGATGATGCCTCCAACAACCCACATGATTATAGCCTCTTTGATCTCGGCTTGGCGATACGCAGTTTTCTTGCGCTGCGCTCTGATCTTGCGGAGCGTGTCTTTGTATTCCTCCAAACCTTGAGGCCCATGCTGGTACATGATGATTGTTTCGATCTCTTTCTTCATCGCCTGCAAGCGTTTTTGCGCAGAGAATGCGTCAATTGCAGCCTGTTCTGCGGAGCCAGTCAGAGACGCAAACACACCCGGATTGCGCGCCTTCTCAGCAGCGTAATTGACGTCCGACACTGCACCAGCAAACTTGCTGAGAGCAGAAGAGGCGTCCCTGCCAGCAGCGATTAGCGACTTGGCATTGTTTACTGCACTTGCTGCAATGGCTATGGCGGAGATTGGATCAATCATGCTTCTGCAAACCTTTTTGGGCAGATGTATCGCGGCGGCACACTATACTTGCGATCATACCACTGGCCCTTGCTAATCTTCGTCTGGCCGCACTCGTAATAACAAGATTTGACCAGCACATTACCTGCGCCCTGTATCCAAGCATGTCCGAAACTTACAAAGACCAAAGCGCAAAGCATCATTTTCTCTCTATCAAGCGGTCTATTTTGGCGTCGAGCCCATCCAGCCGCGTCATCACCCTGTTCATCTGGTCGGAGCTGTCCGCCTTGGTGATGTATTCCTCGCGCGTCCGGTTAATGAGGATCTGCAACCGCGTGATCTCATTCGTCCACGACTTAACCCAGAAGCCAATGCCTGTAACAACGATTGATAGTAGTCCGCTCCACATAACGTCAGCTTCCATTTTAAACTCCACTTTATTCTGGCGCATATTAACACGGCGACGATAGAAAAGAAATATCTCGGCAACACCTTGACCCCTGCCCTCATTCTGTTAACTCTGTACAAACAAATGGAGGGACTACCGTGAAACATGAGTTGAAGCAAATCGGGCCGCGCATTCGAGCTGATATAGCGCAGATGCTGAAAGAGCAGTGCGCAAGTCAGCGCGTCAGCGCGTCACTGACGATAGAGCGACTGATCGTCGATCATCTCAAAAAGGGTGGGTACGTTGTCGAAGATTACGATCGGTATTGATCCCGGCTACCGCACCGGCGGCGTCGCATTACTGGGCGACAACTTCGCCGAGGTGCACGACCTGCCGGTCTACACTGAAGGTGGCGTCGACGTGATCGCGCTGCTCGACATCATAAACAGCGCCGGTCCTGTGGAACACATTTGGCTGGAAAAACAACAGGCTATGCCAAAGCAGGGCGTGGTCAGTGTATTCAAGCTGGGTTTCGCCTACGGCCAAATCTTAACGACTGCCGCATTATCTGGCCATCCGTACAGCGAAGTGCGGCCCGCCAAGTGGAAGTCGAGCATGAATTTGCCAAAGGATAAGGACGCCGCACGCAGGCAGGCGCAGCAGTGGTTCCCAGATCTGGCGCTGAGACTGAAGCGCAAGAAGGACGAACACCGCGCCGAGAGCTTGCTGATCGCCGCGTATGGAAGGGGAGAGAGATGACCGTAAAACTTGACATGACAAACGAGGCGTATCACCTCGAGCCGTCGCTCAGCGCCAGCGGCGCCAAGAAGATCGCGCTGGGCTCGCCGGCTGAGTTCAAATATGGCGAGTTTAAGAGCAACCCAGCCTTCGACGTCGGCACGGCCACGCACACTCTGGTATTCGAGCCGCAAAACGCGGAAAACGTGTGGTGCGGGCCGGAGACGCGGCGCGGGCTCGACTGGAAGCGCAAGAAGCTCGAAGCTGAGGAAGCTGGGGCGCTGCTGCTGACGGAGGCGGATTACCGCCTGGCCGCTGACATGGCGGAGGCGGTGCGCTCAAATCGTGCAGCCGCGGAGTTACTAAGCGGCGACCTTGTCTGCGAGGCCAGTATATTCAGCAAAGATCCGTCAACCGGCGTCGACATGCGCTGCCGGCCGGACGGTTGGCGCCGTGACATTGGCGCGCTGATAGATCTCAAGACGACTATTGCGTCTGACCCCGAGGGCTTCGCAAAGCAATGCGCAAACCTCGGGTATCATATACAGGATATGTTTTACCGCCGGTGCATGGAAAATGCCGGCTTTGAGATAGACCGCTTCTGCTTCATAGCGGTGCAAAAGACGCGTCCACACCTAGTGGGCGTGTATGAATTGGACTGGGCTAGCCTGGACGAAGGGAAGGCCGCAGTGCAGTACGCTCTCGAGAAATATCGCAAGGCGAGCGAGAGCAACGAGTGGGGTTACGACTTTGGGGACTTGAAAACGATCCAAATTCCGCGCTACTCATTTAAGTTCAGTCAGATTGACTGAGAAACGGCAACCATAGTCTAGGAGACAACATATGCCAATATCATTCGGATCAGGTTCAGAGGGTTCTGGGAGCTCACTATTCATACGATCAAATTTACCGCAAAACCGTTGGTGGGTTAAGACGGAGGCCGGCGACGAGAACATCGACATGTCTCGCGGCTTCGCGGTGGACATCAAAAACGTACAGTTCGGCTGGCTGCACATCGACATAGGCGTGCGCGACTGGCAGCCTTGGCCGTCACCCTCCGAGCAGATCCCGCGCCCAAGCGAGGTCTACAAGCAGGGTTTCGAGGTCAACTGCTGGCTCGTCGATGGTCGTGAGGCGTCGTTCAGCGGCAACTCGTATGGCCTCGGGCAGTTCATCGCAAAGCTGTACAATCAGGCTGAGCAGGCTCCCGAGTTTGCAACGCAGATCCCGATCGTGCAGGTCACAAGCTCAACGCCGATCGTGATCGGCAAGGGCACGTCATACGACGTGGGCTTCAACATCTCGAAGTGGATCAACCGCCCAGAGAACGGCGCTGAACACCCGGCGGCGGCAGCGGCACCCGCAATGGCGCCCGCACCAGCTCCGGCCGCAGCTCCGGCAGCCGATAATAACTTCGGTTTCTGATAACGTGGCCGCCTGCCTCGGTGGGCGGCCAAACAAAGGGGTGGGAAGATGAGCGAGAGATACTTCAGTAAAGTAGCGGAGAGCGCAGTGGCCGACGTGGCCAATGCAATCAAGGGAAGCCGCAACGAAATTTTAAACAAGGCCGCATTCAGCCTGGGCCGCCACGCGCACATGGCGCCAGCAAACCTGGACGCGGCGCTAATGGAGCTGCACAGCGCGGCCAAGAACATGGGCCTGCAAGATCACGAGATCAAGGCGACAATCGGCAGCGGATTTAAGCGCGGCGGCGACAGCCCAAAGGAGCTCGAAAACTCAGACGCGCTGCCGTACACGCCGTCCGAGTTCGAGCGCCTGATGACGCGCCTGGCCGCCAAGGAAGTGCTGGCGCGTGACGACGAGAGCCGCGCAGACAAGATGCGCAAGGCGCGCGAGATCTGGGAGCGGGGCGTCACAATTTCGCGTGACAACGTCGACGCCGTGCGCCCGGCGCTGCTCTACCTCAACTCGCGGGGTCTGAGAGCCAGTACAGCCTCGCATGCGGCGCGGTTTAGCCCGAATATATACGACGGCCCCGCGATCATGTTTCCCGCGCTCAGTCCAACCGGAGAAGTGTGCGGCGTGCAGAGCGTGCTGCTCACAGCCGAGGGCCAGAAGCGAGAGCACAACGGGATCAGCAAATACAGCCGCGGCGTGATCGCAGGCAACGTAATGCGGATCGGAGACGAGCACGAGGGCGGCGTCATCATCATGGCCGAGGGGCCAGAGGATGCGCTGAGCGTCTACCAAGCGGTCGGAGACGAGGCGACAGTCGTGTGCACATTCGGCAAGGCTGGCATGTCAACATACCCGGTGCCGCGTGCATCCGACGTGACGATCTGCGCCGACCCCGATCTAGACGTGGATGCGGTGGCCGACGTGCTGCGCGGCGACGGCAGCACGGACGTGCACGTCGTGCGCTTCGACATGCTGGGCGTCGACGGCGTGAAAGACGCCAACGACTACATTCGTGAGGCTGGGGCGCAAAAATTGCGTGAGGCATTGGCGCTGGCCAAGCCGGTCGCGCAGGTGCAGGCCGAGATCGCGCAGTCAGAGCGCAGCTACCCGACGCCATACGATCCAATCGACCCGGCGTCGATCCCGGCGCGCCGCTGGATTTACGGCCAGCATTACATCCGGTCAAACGTGTCCGTGTTGGCATCGGCAGGCGGCGTGGGCAAGACGTCCATGCAGATCGTGGAGGCGCTGGCAATTTGCACCGGCCGTCCGCTGCTCGGTGAGGTCGTGCACGAGCCGTGC